GTAACATTACCAAATTCATCATACACAACTCCGTTTGCGCCTATAATTGCCATAGTTATACCTTTTGTTTAATGCCAGGTAACATACCCATCATCACAGGTTGTTGAGCATTTTCTCCATCTAAGAAAAAACCAACAACCCAATCTCCTAATTTAGGTGATGAAAATGTATTAGAATTATTTAATGGATACATTGGGTGAGCCCATGGTAAATTTTCAGTTGTAACTTTGCTTTTATCTTGGTTGTGCCAACCAATAATACGAACCTGACAACGACCAAGCGCTAATGGGTCAATACGATTCTCAATTACGCCAACCCACCAGATAAAACCGTTTTTACCAGCAAAATCAATATTTTCCATTAATAAATTCCTTCTTCAGCTTGTTTTAATAGATTACCAGCTGAAATGAATGGATTATTTGTGGAATCAGAAGATATTTCACAAATTGTTTCGTGTTTTTCTGGCTTAATCATATGCCTTGTTCCAACAATCAAATAATTTCCAGATATAGAATTATCTATTCTATTTCCGTCATTCACAGAATATGAGTGTGCATTAAGGTTCAAAACAAAACCAGAACTAATTGCAAAATTACCAGGTAAAGTAATGTTCATTCTTCTTTGTAAAAGATTGTTCAAAGTTGCTTTTCTTTGAGGAATATATGTATGTGTATCATCAATAATGGTTGCGGCTGCATTATCATTTGTTTTTACATATGTTGTATTAAATCTACTTGTTTGATATGGATATAAAACAACCTTTGAATCATACATTTGTGAAGCATCTTTATTTTCTCTATTTTTTACCGATGATGCTGTTGGGTAATCGTTTAATGATTTACCTTTTTTAAATGTGTTATTAATGTCCAAATAAGTTGTTTGAATATTTCTTGTTAAAATATCAAACCCAATAAATTTATTGGCAAAAAAACCATTTCTTACACTTTCTAAAAAATCAAAAGATACCGTAAAATTAAAATTACGAACTCCTAAAAATTCATTATTAATTGTATCACTTAAATTTTTAGTATCAAAGTTGATTCTTAAAAGTGGTTTATTGGAATATAAAGTTGAAAGTGAAACAAAATTAAAACCAACTTTATTTTCAAAAAATAAAAAATTAGCTTTATTGTCAGTATTAACTGCTCGTTTTGTTAGCCATTGTACCGTTTCAAATGGTGTTAAAAGAGGCACAATAGAATCATGGACACCTTTGGTTTTTTCAACTATGCCAATTCTTTTATTTGGAACCTTTAAGTAATTTAACAATACCGATACAGCTATTTGGTCATATGTTCCACTATAATGTTGGTTAACTTTCTGTTGTTCTGAATAAATTAACTCCTCAGAAACAAAATGTAAAATGTATATTTCAGTATTTTGATTTACATTTTTTCTGTCGGTCTGTTTGTATATTCTAAAATTTTTGAATATATTGGTTGTTGCACTTTCACCAGATTTTGAAATGTTTACAATCAAATATTCTGAGCCATCAAACAACAATCTTTTAGATAAACCAATAGAATCTTTTAATGCAATATTACCAGACATACAAGGCATCAATATACTGTCAAATATATTTAATTCAGCGAATATGCCTGATATATCAAACGTGCCAAGCTTTGACACGATTGCCAATTTTTTAATTTCAAATTGTGTGGATTGTTTTAGTTCAAATGACATTATCTAAAAACTGCTTTCAGTTCATCTTCAATTGGAGAAACAAATTCTGGTTTTAACAATTTGATTGTTCTTTTGGTTTCATTTTGTTCAACTTCATAATCATAGTATGATTTAGTTTCTTTAGATACCTTAATAGTAATTGAATTGCCATCTTCTAAAGTTAAATTTGTTGTTGTAGCGGCAACATTAGCATATGTGTTAGCGTCAACTTGTATTTTTGTTTGTAAATCTGTATTTGTTGAATTTGTAGTTCTTGTTTCAACTTTATAATAAGAATGTATGTTTGCTTGAGCCCAAGATACACCAGATTGGCCAACACTTGCATTAGCAGAATATTTTTCATCCATATAAGAAATAATGGTTCTTTGGTCAAGAGGCCAGTCAAATTGAGGGTCAACGATTTGATTCAACATTAATACTACCCAATGTTTTTCTGAATCTCCATAAAACTTATTGGCAATTATTTCTGGAGTATCACTATCTTGTATATTGTATTCATAATATACAGCAGTATTATCTCTAAATGAACTTTCAAAAGCAAAGCGTGATACTATGCTGGTAACAACATCAACATTGTTTGTATTATCTAAAGAGTAAACAGTTTTTGGAAAGTAATTAAAATATTTTGACATTTTTATTATGGAATATCATTAGCGGTTCGTTTTTCAATAATTTCTAAAGCTCTTGCATCACCAACATTTTTAGCTAAACTAGTTTCATTGTTGAAACTGTTTTTTGTCATAATTTCGGTTTCTTTGAATTGTAACCCTAGACGGATAGATACAGGCATACCTGTTCCTCCGTATTTAGCTTTTTGGTTTGGAACTTCATATGCAGAAAAACCTCCTGGTGCATAATCAACATCCATTGCTTCTAAAACACAAGTGGAAATTTTTGGTATATTTGGATTAATTTGGCCATTATAGTAAAAACTGATATCAAATTCGGAAGGTGGAACTAAAAAGAAACCATTTGTACCACCTTGTGCAACTTCTGGTGCTTGATGAAATCTTAATCTTTGAATAATATTTTGAACTTCTTCAGCTTCTTTTTCTGACCTTGGATAAAATTGAAAATCAAATCTAAATGTTCTAAACGAAGGAGAAGAATATAATACTTCAAGCATTGGATTTTGAACAACTCCAAAAGCTTGAGAAAATGCAACTTGAAAAATTCCACCAGCGTTTTTAGCTAATTGACTTAAAACAAATGGAGTAATTTGCACGCCAATTTTTTTACCAATATCTGCTGGATTACCACCCTGTTTAATAGCATTAATAACACTTTCACCACCAGAAAGAACTCCAGCGGCAATACCACCTGCTTGTATATTTTCAAAATTTTGAGATTGAGAAAAAGCCAAAGTATCTGGCATATACAAAGCTACAGTATCAGTAATTCGTGTTTGAGCTCGCAAAGTGTTTGTTTGTAGAGCTGTAGCACCATCTATTAAAGCTGAAAAACCACCTTGACCAACACCAAGAGCACCTTGAGTAAATCTTGCTAAATTATTATCAATTTGACCAAAAAAATTTGATATACTGGTAGTTCCTTTACTGATTGCCGTTCCAACGGGACCACTAGCGACTTGATTAATGATTTGTCCTGCATAATTTAATTGTCGAGATGTTCCAGCTGCAAATGAACCATTGTTTATATTATTTTTAATTGCTTGAGGAGTATCTGTTGCATTTATTCCGGCATAACTAGTCAATCTTTGTTTATTGATATTGATGACCATATAGTGAGCTTTATCACTGCTTCCCAAATCACTAGGATAACGATATGTGTTTCTTTCATATTCTTTATTTCCAGTCAAAGGAGCAAGGGGTCCTTTTGCTGAACCTGGAGGAGCAAAAGTAATATTGGTGAGATTGAAAAGTGCCATTTAGTATCCTATGGAGATTTACTACATATTTATATGACATTCGGCAAAACTTACAAAGGATGGTTCAATCCAAGGCATCCCACCAAATATAAAGGTGATGCGGATAACATCGTCTATCGGTCAACATGGGAACGCAGGGTAATGAAATGGCTCGATGAACATCCGAATGTTCTCTGGTGGTCGTCAGAAGAATTGGCAGTACCATACAAGTCTCCAATCGACAATAAAATGCACCGCTACTTTCCAGATTTTATCGCCAAGATGAGGTTGAAAGACGGCAAGGTAATGACTTATATTATTGAGGTAAAGCCAATGGCACAGACAAAGATGCCTACTCAGAAAAAGAAAACCAAAAGGTTTCTACAAGAGATGGCAACCTATGCGGTTAATCAGGAGAAATGGAGAGCTGCGGATATATTCTGTCAGGAACATGGGTGGAAGTTCCTCGTGGTAACAGAACAGGAACTTGGATTGCTATAGCTTTATCATCAAAGCGGAACACCGATACTTATAAGGTTTTGCTGCCAAAAAGCAGGTAATAATGGACTTTATTTTTTAGTATAAATAGATTATGGCTTATTTACTAGACAGAATCACTCAGCAGCTATCGGAAGAAGGTTTAGAACCAAGAACCAATGCAGCTAGAGAATGGTTAAAGTCTAAGGTGAAGAATTTGTCACCTCAACGCACGGCGTTAATGAAAGACCGTGATAAGATAAAAAATAGGTCAATGATGGGTCGTATGTATTTTTATTTTTACGACCCTAAGTTAAAGGATTCGTTGCCATATTACGATAGGTTCCCATTGGTTATACCAATTGAACGATACCCAGACGGTTTTCTAGGCCTGAATTTGCATTATATCAGCCCAAAGCAACGGATTATCCTTTTAGACAAATTGAGTGTATTTTTAAATAATGATAACTACGATGAAACCACAAAGTTTCGTTTGAAGTATCTTACACTTAAAAATGCCTCCAGAATTTTTGAAGGTACTCCTTGTATTAAGAAGTATCTTTATAAACACGTTGACAGTAGGTTCTTAGAGATACCTGCTGAAGAATGGGATATTGCCGCCTTAATTCCATATGAGTATTTTATAGGCGCAACGAAAAACAAAGTTTGGACAGATTCTAGGAAAAAATTCTAATGTCTTTTTCACCACAATTATTTTTAACAAATATCAAAGCACATGATGGCCCGGCAAAACCATCCAGATTTGAAGTGATTCTTCCCATTCCAGGTTATATCAATTCGTTTGTTGGTAATTCAATACTTGAGCAATTGATTAATTTACCAAATAATATTGTATCGTCTATTACTGATATATTTCAACAGCCAAGAGAAGAACAAACAAGAACAACCAATGCTTCTTTATCTCGCTACTTAGCTCTACAATGTGAAACTGCTGAGTTGCCTGGTAGAACATTGTTAACACAAGATGCTAAAGTGTATGGTCCAACATTTAAGGTACCATATCAATCACAATACAATGATATTAATTTAGGATTTATTTGCACAAATGATTTCTATGAGAGAAAACTGTTTGACCGTTGGTTAGAAGCAATTCACCCATCAGATACAAACAATATGAGATTTCCAAAAGGAAATCAAACTCGCTACATGACGAATATTACGATTGTTCAGTATGATGATTTTATTAAAAAGATTTATTCGGTACAATTGATAGATGCTTTTCCAATTGGTATGGCTGCACAACCATTAAGTTGGTCAGAAGATAACTTTCATCGGTTATCTGTGCAATTTGCATATCAAAGGTATAAAGTTATATACGAAGGTGGTTATGATTTGGCTGCAGCTGCTAGTGCTTTGTTTGGCACCAAGGCTGCACCATTTTTTGATAAAGCAGGAAATTCTATTAACAATACAATAGGAAAAACGCTTGCAAAGATTTTTTAATTGATGAGGATTTAATATGTTACCTAAAATTGATGTGCCCATTTATAATGTAAAGTTGTTGTCAAATGGCAAAAACTTGCGATTTAGACCATTTACAGTAAAAGAGGAAAAACTCTTTTTGATGGCAAATGAAAATGAAGATTTGGATAATGTTGTAGATACAATTAAACAGATTCTTAATAATTGTGTTTTAGATGATTTTCAAGTAGATTCTTTACCGTTGTTTGACATTGAACATTTATTTTTGAATATTCGTGCAAGGTCAATTAGCGAAGTTGTAAATTTGAAGTATAAGTGCAACAACAATATTTTGGATGAAGAAACCAAAGAAGAAAAGAAGTGTAATAATGTTGTTGAAATAGATTTGAATATTTTAGAAGTTGAGCCAGAAAAACAAGAAGGCCACACAAATAAAATTGAGATTACTGAAAAAATGGGTGTTGTAATGAAATACCCAAGTTTTGAAACAATTAAGAAATTTGATGTTGAGAATGAAGCAGATTCTATTATCAAAATAACAGTAAATTGTATTGATTATGTGTATGATTCTAATTCAATCTATTATGCAAAAGATTCTACGGAAGAAGAATTAATTGAATTTGTGGAGTCCATGCAGGCAAAAGATTTAGAGAAAATTAAAACTTTCTTTGATACGATGCCAAAAATGAAAAGAGATATAGATTTCAAATGTAATAAATGTGGACACGAAGAAAAAATTGAGTTAGAAGGAATTCAAAATTTTTTCGTATAAGTTTTGGTTATGAAAACCTGACGAACTATTACCAAACAAACTTTTCTTTAATGCAACATCACAAGTATAGTTTGACTGAATTGGAAAATATGTTACCTTGGGAAAGAGATATCTATGTGAATATGCTAATGAGATATCTGGAAGAAGAAAACGAGAAGATTAAACAAATGCAAAGGCATTAAAAAATGGCAAGTAGATTAGCTGACATATTACAACAAGAATATAAAACCAAAGGCTTAATTGGTGGAGCAGTTTCTGCTCTAGGTAAATCTAGCCGAGAAAAATCCGACATTAGAAATATGCTTTTTGGTGGGTCTGGATTAGGATCAATTGTTGGTCGTAAAGTTTTTGGTAAAGGTTATTCAGCTAATGATAGGTCTGGTAAAGTATCAAATGTTTCTGAAACCATTTCTTCTGGTTCTTCAAGCGTTCTACAAGAAATTAGTATCAATGGTAAAATAGCAGCTAAGAATTCCATGTCTTTACCTCGTATTGCTGAGCAAATGAACATTATGCAAAAGAATATTGCTAAAATGGTAAAATTGCAAGGTGCAACTCCGTCAACAAAAGCTGATAGTTATTTCTCTAATGCAAAATTTAGAGAAAATGCTTATGAATCAACATTCAATAAAAATGCTAAAAACACAGCATCTTCACCAACTAAAGTTGAACCAAAAAAAGATGGAAGTGGATTTGGTTTATTGGGAATACTTGGAACTGTAGGAAGTATTTTTGGTGCTTTACTTAAACCATTAACTTCATTAACTGGTTTTCTTGGAACAGCTGCACTAGCGGCATCTGCTTTTGGTGGAGCAATTTTTAAAATACTTAGATTTTTAATTGGAACAAAAATAGGAAAAATATTAGGGTTGGGTGCATTACTTGGCGCATCTGGTGTTTTTGCTGGAACTCCAGATGAAAATGGTTTAGAAACTCCTGATACAGAAAAATCAAATTTTGGAGATACACTTGTTAATACAGCTGCTGGTGTTGGTGGTGCTCTCGCTGGTGCTAGTGCGATTAGTGCAGGATCAAAATTAATTACCGCAGGTAAAGCAACATCAACTGCTGTGATGGAAGCAAGAACAATGTCTGTTGGACAATTAGCAAAATCTACTCCAAAATCTACATGGGGTAAGTTTTTAGCTTATGTCGCTAAAAAATCTCCTCAACTATGGGGTAAAGTAGGATTAAAGTTAGCACAAGCTGGTGCTTTAGCAGCAATACCTCTTGTCGGTTGGGTAGCAGCTGCAGTTCAATTAGGATTCTCTATTTGGACAGCATGGGAAATATATGAATTGTGGAAAGAATTTAATAATAGTGAAGAAAAAGAAGCAACAACAGGAACAATGGAAGAAACTTCACCAACACCACAAAATCAACAAACAGGAATTGCTGGAAAGTTAGGTGCATTAAATCAAGGTGCAAAACAATCAGCTGGTTCATCTTCTACATCTCCATCAAAGATTGGTGGTTCAGGAGATTCACAAAAAGCAATTGAAGAATATTTGGGTCGACCAATCACTCCAGATGAATATGATATGTTGATGAGAGCAGTTTATGCCGAATCAAGCAGAAATAAAGATGAATATGCCAATGTAATGGCAGTCATATTGAATAGAACCAGAAAGAATGGCGGAAGTATTATTGATACTTTGATGGAAAGAAATCAATTTCAAGCGGTAACAGGCACAGCAAATAATCCTGGTCCAAGTTCAATGTTCAAACAGGGGCCTGATGCAAAATCTCAAGCGATGATTGCTGAAGGTGCTTCATCATTGTCTGGAATTTCTAAAAATTTAGATGCTTTCACAGCAGCAAATAGAAAAGCATATGGTGCTGGAACTAATACCGGTTGGTTAGATAAACTTCAAGCTAGTGGCGGCAAACAAGTTGGTCAAACCGTTTTTGCTGAAAATATGTATGGATCTCCTTCTTCTGGAGCTAAAATCAGTTCAGCCTCAACCGCATTAGCTGCTGCTAACAGACCATCTGGCACCAGCAATCAAATAATTGATAATAAAACTATAAACAACAATACTCAAACATCAAGTGGTGGTGCAGTTCAAGTAGCTGCATATGACAATGATATGATGAGATACCTGTTACGACCAGTTAGCTAATAAAAAACCCCGCCGAAGCGGGGTTGACTTGCATGGGATTTTGTATTACTTTGTTTCAGCAAGTGATTTGAAGTAATCCAAATCTTCATCTTCAACACCAGACTTTAAGACAACTTCATC